GTACGATCGAATTGTTGAGCGTGGTGATGTAAGGATGGTGTACGATGACCCCAAGTATTTTGTAGTTAGGTTTTATTGTGGATATGATGGAGAGCATGATGGAGAGCATGACGGAGAGCAAGAAGAGACAGCTGATTATCGCGAGGATTATGTTGAAGCCGAGAATAAGGTCGATGAAACTCCGGATTATCGAGAGGATTATGTTGAAGCAGAGAATAGGGTTGAAGATGATGATGATGATGATGTGAAATTGGAATGCGAGCGCGATGTAGTTGATGATGGCTCTATGAAAAAAATCGCCGTAAACTCGATGAACTGGTTGATCGTTTTAATCAATTCGAGGTTCAAGTAAGCGATATTAATCGTACACAGTTGCGCATGAATAAACGATTGAAGAAAAGTGGCAGTTCAAAACGGGTGCGACCAGAAATATCTAAGACAGTTTATAAGAAGACAGCTACATCGATTAAGAGTGCCAACGTGTGGGCTAGGCGTCTGAGGATTTCTACTTCCTATCCATAAATACTCTGTCAATGTGTCATGTCATTTGTAGAAATCCATATTATTAGGGGTTAATGATTTACATGGAGAATAAGTTGTTCTGTGCCACGGACTAATACCATATTTTTTTATTCCTTCAATATGGCGTTTAGTACCATATCCTTTATTATTATTTAAATCATAATATTCGTGAAGTTTAGGATATTGTGTACACATATCTTCTATATATTGATCATGATCTACTTTTGCCAATATTGATGCGGCTGCAATATTACAATATTGATTATCGCCACCAACGATGGTAACATGTTTAATTTGTTTAAATTCGTCAATACAATCATTATAATACGTGACTGGTTTAAAACTATTACCATCCACCATTAATATAATATTTGTATAATCTTTGTTTTCTAGTTTTTCTTGTTTTTCTTTGTTTTCATGTAACTTATTTAATAATTCATGAATAGCATTATGCATTGCATTATAACTCGCATTTTTTATATTAATTTGATCGATAATTTTTTCATCAACATATGAAACAGCATAATAATTCACATTTAATTTTATATATTCAGAAACTTCCTTGATTTTCTTTCTACTAGTGAATTTTTTACTATCTTTTAGTAATTCATATTTAAAGTCAGAAAATTCTGGTGATTTAGGTAATATTACGGCCGCAGAATATACTCTACCAAATAATGGACCTCTCCCAACTTCATCAATACCAATTTCTATTAAATTATTGTATAAGTCATAACACGTTTCCAAACATTTAGACATTATTTATAGAATTTGATATATACCGATTTATGTTGATTTATATCAATTTTATTAATAATTTTATTAATAATTAAATAAAATATATATCATTAAAGTTTTTTCCTTGTATAGATTATACACTATGAATTTAAATTATAATTTAAATAATACACAAGTAATTTGTTGTTTGTCTCTACTAATTTTAGTAGCTCTATTAATATCATGTAATAATAATAACAATGGTTTTATGGAAGGATATACAGGTACAGTGGGTTATGGAAAAATAAATACCGAGTTATGTAAAAGTGCAAATAGTCCTTTATATTTAGATATTTCACACCAATATTTACCCGATGTATCAGGCGTACCAACTGATATTACAACGGATATTAGTTTTCAGGATTGGCTTAATACTTCTAAACAGGATGGTTATATTATTGATGTTAATAATACTGTTAAAGGAATCAAATTTCAACCATCTCCAAATTATAATATAATTTATAGTTGCGAACCAAATCCTAATTTTGGTCTACCTGGTCGAGCATATATAAATTCTATTCCATCTACTACTTATATGATTAAATATACAGGCACAGTAGCACCTGGCACAACAGTAACACCTGGTACAACAGTAACACCTGGCACAACAGTAACACCTGGTACAACTGTAGCACCTGGTACAACTGTAGTACCTGGTACATCAACATTATTAAATCCTACAAGTATAACTGATAATGTGAGTATTTCAACATCAACATCAACATCAACACAAAATGCGCCTTCTAATTATATTGCACCCGGTACTCTAAATAATAACAATAATAATAATGCATATAATCAAGGATATAATCAAGGATATAATCAAGAAGCAGACAATAATCAATTTGGTAATAATCAATTTGGCAATAATCAATTTGGCAATAATCAATTTGGCAATAATACATCTCAATATCCATATGATAATGATAATAACAGTCTAAGTATGTTAAATGCTGTTTCACGTGGATTCAATAATACATTTGGTCAAAATAATGGCAATCCACTTAATTTATTTGGATTAATGGATGGAAGTAGCAATGATCCATCGACCCCATCTAATATATTTACAACATCAGACGGCAGACAGGGTATTGCTAATACTCAAAATACAATAAAGGGAATTCCTTCATCACAAATTCCGTCGGGCCAAAACGATTTATATATATTAAAATCTCAGGTTGTTCCTCCAGTATGTCCTGCATGTCCGCCTGTATATTTAGATAAAAAAACACTTGGAAAAGAATGTCCGCCATGTCCCTCGTGTGCTAGATGTCCAGAACCATCGTTTGATTGTAAAAAGGTTCCGAATTATGAATTGGGACCACAGAATACATTTTTACCTAGACCAGTATTAAATAACTTTAGTACATTTGGAAGATAAACTACAAAAACGGAGACAATAAAAAAAATTGAAATTTATTTTTCAATACAAATATCAATTCCTATAATATTAGCAATTGATATTTCCAAACCATGCAGAACTATACTTGCGACAAAACCAGAATTCGAGAAACGATTGCCCAATTCGGGGTTGCTATTGTACCCGGTGTGTTGAACGCAAGTGAAATTGCAGAAATGCAAACTGGGATGTTTGACACTCTTGAGCATATTACTCAGAAATTCGAGACTCCTATTGACAGAACAAATCCCAAGACGTTTGTGGAAATGTTTAAATTATATCCATCGCATGGGATGTTATTTCAACATTGGCAGATCGGCCATAATCAATTTGTGTGGAATTTGCGTCAAAATCCTAAAGTCGTAGATTTGTTTGCTAGTATTTGGGATACAAAACCGGGAAACCTACTTACCAGTTTTGATGGTGCGAGTTTTCATTTGCCAAGTGAAATTACGAAGCGTGGCAATTTTGGCGGATTTTGGTACCATACAGATCAGAGTTATACGCGTCCGGAGTTTGAGTGTGTCCAATCTTGGGTAACTGGATTTGATGTAAACGAAGGCGATGCTACATTAGCATTTATTGAAGGAAGTCATAAATTTCATGACGAATTTAGACAACAATTTAAAGTCACCGATAAATCAGATTGGTATCCGGTAAAAGATAAACAATTAGAGTTTTATAAAGAGAAATGTCTAAAAGAGCAGAAAATAGTTTGTCCAGCCGGATCTATTGTTTTGTGGGATAGTCGAGTAATTCATTGCGGCGTTCCTCAAATGAAAACGAGAGAAAAGCCGAATTTCCGTTGTGTTGTGTACATTTGCATGACTCCACGCGATCGATGCACAGAAGCGAATCTACGAAAAAAACAGCAAGCATTTGAAGACCTAAGAATGACTTCTCATTGGCCCCATAAACCTAAACTGTTTCCCATCAATCCTCAGACTTACGGTAAGGCTCTTCCCGAAACAGTAGGATTTACGCATCCCGATTTAACAGATTTGGGCGCTAAACTTGCTGGATTTTAAGTGAAAGTAATAAAATAGTTGTGTAGGTCTTGTGTAAGTTGTGAGTGTGTGTATGTATGTGTAATACTCGTTCTCAGAATAAAAGATTATGCATGATAAAGCATATTTTTCTTTTTATCTTCATTTAGAGTATTATATGGGTATATCGTATGATATGGTATTTATGGGTTTAACAGAAGTGATTTAGCGCCTCATCCTTCACCGCCACCACCACGATGGCGTCTACGGTGAGTACGTTTAGGACGTTTAGCGCGTTTATAACGTTTAGTACGACGAGTGTTTGAACGTGTATGGGAACGAGTGTGAGAACGAGTATGCGACATTTTATAATATAACTAAATATTTTATTTTATTTTATTTTCGAGTTTTAATACATTTATTATCTATTTTTAAAGTTTTCCCTCGATATGTTTGAGGAACAATATTAATAATACATTTCGCTTTTTTTCCATATAATGGTTCGGTACATCCTTTCTCTTTTTTATTTTTGAGAGATTTCTTGTTTTTATCAAATTTAAATAGACGTTTTGATTCTTCATCCTGTGTACACCTAGACCTAAAGTGTTCATATCTTTCTCTTATATCACAATAGGAGAGACCAGATTTTTTCTTTAACATTTTATTTACTATTTCGTGGAGTTTATAAACATATCTAGAGAAACTATCTCTCGATTTTAAATGACAAGATTTAAGAGGATGTACCTTAAAATTATTTTTCAAATTAATTCTGCAGTATTTACACGGTAATGTATATTGCATATTTAATATCAATTCCTTATATTTTTTTTTATTTTCTTGTGTAGGGTGAACCGGATAATTAAAACTTACAGTATGCAAATAATGCCACATATTTGGACCCCATATTCTAGTCATAATTCCATCGCCACTATTATACTCTTTATTTGAAAAAGTTTTTTTGTACACAGTTTTTTTACTATTCTGTTTCTTACTATTCCTTTTCTTACTATTCCTTTTAGCAGTTATATTCATTATAATATATTAATATTTTATTATTACCATAAAAAATTAATTATTTTAGGTTAAGAATATTAAATAATTATATAAATATTATTATAATATTAATATAATTATGTTTACAAAAGAGGAATTTGCTGATGTTCAATCTAATATGACGGGTTTATTAACTAATCAAAAGTTTATAATTTTATGTATTGTTATATTCTTAATTTTTTTGGGTATTTCTATATATATTTATTATAATTATATACATCCTAAAATTTTCAATAATTATACACCAAACAGTGAGTTTATTAATCCTGATTATGATAATAAAATACTAATTATGTGGTTTTATACTGAATGGTGTCCACATTGTAAATCTACAAAATCTGAATGGGATCAATTTAAAGACGATGTAGACAAAAAATCGTTTGGTATTCCAATAAATTTTAAAGAGATTGATTGTGATATACATACCGATGTAGCAGATCAATATAATATTGAGGGGTATCCAACAATTAAACTATTATATAAAACAAAGGTATATGATTATGATGCAACACCCGACAGATATAGATTGATGGAGTTTTTGAAAGGAAGTCTACCTTCAAATCCATTTTCTGAAAAAGCATTAGAAAAAGATGTAAAAGAAGTAGAAAAAGATGTATGGACAGTTATTCAATAATTATAGAACTAGCATCATAGTATTTCGCTTCTTTCGCTTCTTTATTCGCTTCTTTCGCTTCTTTAGCTTCTAAAAATAAGTTTGCCTTGTAAATACCAAAATCGATAACATTTTTTATATTATCTTTATTATTCAATATTTGAAACCAAAAATTTATATCACATGTTGAATCTGTTAAACAAACATTTATAGTATTTTCTACTTCGATATTATTTATTGAATTTAATTCAATGAAACGTGATAGTAATTTACGAAAAAAGAATATTATTAAAGTAAAAAAATTTGTATCTTTACATATATCATTATTTATTAAAATATTTGAACTATCATTAACGATATTACAATTATTAGATATATCATTTGAAGAATCATTTAATGAACAATAAGAAGTATTTATATCATATTTTTCATTGTTATCTAAAATACGTGCCAAATATATAAAATTTAATATTTCGTTTTTATCACAATTATTATTAAATAAACAATCATTAATTGGAACATTGTTAAGTATTCCTCCGTCTATATAACATTCATTTTCTATAAAACATGGTTTAAATAAGAACGGTACACATGCAGTAATATATAATGCAGTTATAACTTTCATATTAGGGTGTGATTGATAATTAATACTGACTTTATCTATATTATTTACTCGAGTAGCAAAATAATATATATCTATTTTTGTTAAATCATAAAACTCTGCCAATGTAATATTAATATTAATTTGTTTAGCCATAAATATTGGATACATCACCTTTTCCCAATAAGTTTCATCTAATAGCCCCTTTTCATTAAATATAGTTAAATAATTTATATTATTTATATCAAATAGTTTATTCCATGGCCTTTTTATAAAAAAATCATCTATCCAAGACCATTCGAAATCTAACGCTATTATTATACCAAATAAACTACCGACTGAACACGCATATATTGATTCAATATCTTGTAATCGCCACATTTTTTTTTGGTGTAACTGTTTTAACGCTCCATATATTACGAAACCAACAGGACCACCGCCACATAATACTAAATGTTTAATAGTCATATAATTTAAACATGTAATTATTTTTAAATACATAATTGGGGATTTGATTTGAATTAAAATAATAAATAAAATAATAAATAAAATAATAAATAAAATAATAAATAAAATAATAAATAAAATAATAAATAATAAATAATATAATGGATGTTTTGTATCATTTGACAAACAAGAGTGATAATGAGGAAAGTTTAAAATTAAATTTAGATGAATTATATGAAAAGAAACAACAACATGATATGTTTACAATTTCGAGTTATAATAAAATATTAACACGAGTTCATGGTAAAATTAAATTAGTTTCTAGACAATATTCCGACACATATCATTGTTGGTATATTATTCCAGAAGTATTATTAGGTATTCCAAAATACGATCATAAAGATTGTACGGCTTATATAATAAATAAATTACAAGAGAACGGATTTATTGTAAGATATACGCATCCAAATTTAGTATTTATATCATGGAACCATTGGGTGCCTGGATATGTTAGAACAGAAATAAAAAAGAAAACAGGAGTAACGGTAGATGGATATGGGAATACTCTGGATAAATCCGTCGATGGAAATAATTCTAACAATTCAGATAGTATATT